GAGACCGTTGAATCACACTGGTGGACCCATATCAAGCGTAGTTTACGTTTGCCTAAGTTAGGATTAAGTCGTGCCTCTTTGCCCGAGTTGGTCCAAGGCGAGGGCATTTGTATATCAGATGATGCTCAGGATTTAGCCAATACATTAACAGGGCCCGGACAGTCTAGTATATTTATATCCCTCTTCATGAACACTTGTTGGTATTGGGGAGAATTTCTTTCAATATATAACAGTATTAATACAGAAGACCTGATGCGTAAAATGCGGTTTACTATACACACGGGTCTAGACGAGACTTACCGTGCAGATGCTCTCGTATCTGCTATTACAGGCAAGCGTATACTAAGATGCGCATTTCATGATTGTTACACCTATATAAACGAAGGGTTAGACAGTCAGTATAGTACTAGAGTACGGTTTGGTCAACTCAATATTCCACATTTACAGGATTATGGATATCAGATTATAGATGACCAAATTATGTTTCAGAAACTAGTGGCACCATCATGTGTAGCTCTTATCTTAGGATTAAATGGCACCTTACTCGAAGGTACTCCTTATGGAAGCAGCTTCTCTATGAATAATGCAGTACAAATAGTCGAGTATGGTATACGCCGTGAGGGTCTTAATTACATGGACTTATGGGCCTATGGTGTCTTAGCAAGGTGGAATGGTCATGACCTATACTACAAACACCCATTAACAGATGGTAGACATAAAATCTACGCAGCTAATGATGTGTCTGTAGCAGTACCACCTGTGCCGCCTTCTGGATTACGGAGAGCAGAATCGTATAAATTAGACGGGTTAGTAAATCGCAATATAAGCTGGGGCTCACCACTAACCAGATTGTTGGATACAGGTGCAGTCTTCAGTTGGGAGCGTATAAATCTGTTCCTTTTAGATAGGCCAGAATGGCGATCACCTAAAGCACCTTATAGTGAAGAGCAACCCAAACTACATAAGGAGTTTAGGATAGACACCAATATGGTAGAGAACTACTTAGGCGCAGTAATGACACGCTATGATGCAGCTATGTCGGATTTTCAAGTTGTCCAGATTCGTCCAGGTGTAGCAATGCCAGGCGATGCAAAAATATTAGACTTGTTGCCTCAAGAAGTGGAACCGGATCCACCAGAACCACCACAGCTAGAGCCAGATGCAGGTCAAAACGATTAGCCAGCTGTATTAATCATATCCCTCTACATGTTAAATTAACTGAGGATTACAATTTGGTTAGTACTTTTGAGGAAGCTGATTTTCATCTATTCGATGTATTGTGGAGCTGGCTCCCACCTTTTCCTCGTTTCTATCTAGTAGGAGGTTTGACTATTAAGATTTATCCGGCATACTTCGACAAACTCGGGGTCACTGCTTTGTACATACACAAAAACACTCTTTTAACTGAACTTTCTACGGATGCCATGTTACGGATATCTAAGATCCAATATGGACCAGATTTATTTCCATATGGGATGATCAATAATCAGGAAATTATAGACTATTTGTTATATATAAATAAAAAAACAAAAAAACATAGACAGTACACTAAATACCCTCGTTTGACTAAACTGCTGGCAGGTGAGACTCAGATTGAATATAATAAAGTATCAAGCAGGCACTTAAGACACTTAACCATACATGAAATTAGAAAAAAAGGGATGCAATATATAGACGATAATGCCGCTTTTCTGAAACCGTGGCTGGAACACATGCTGGGCACTGATATGCAGGAAGCACTATTTGTAGGAAGTATAGTATGGGCCAGTAGTTTAACTGTCGAGAACAAAGAACTAATGAGCAAATCTGGTATTTGGCAGACAAAGTACGATGATACAGCAGACTTTTTTAATGTGATCAAGAAACGTTTTTCATTGCGACTGAAGGCAGTTCAGAATCTACTACCTATTGACTTTACGCAGATGTTTGAGCTTGAAGTACTTGTCAACAGAGGTTTAGGCACTGTAGACTGGCATTCGGAGAAAGTCAATAGAACGGTACCCAACCTTTGTAATATAGAGCACAATACTGTATATACGCATGCATTACATATCTTTAAAGCTGTTAGAGGTATGGGTAGCAGGCCTAGAAAGACGTATTGGGATAGTTACTGGTCTAGTAGAAATCAGTGGGCACCCACTGGAGCTTACCACTCACAGTATGAGGAAGATATGAAGTTCAAGTCTGAGTCTCGTGAGATGCGCAATAAGCTATTTTCACTAAATGCCATGCCAGAGTACGATGTAGATCATTTCTTGTCACGTCATCCTAGTACTGTGGCTTGGCCGTCTGTCAAATATGAATGGGGAAAGCAGAGAGCTATCTACGGTGTAGATGCCACTAATTTTATTATATCTGGGTTTGCAATGATAGGTTGTGAGCATGTGATTTCACCTTTATTCCCTATAGGTCCTACAGCTACAGCTAATAATGTTACCAAAACAGTAGCCGAAGTACTCAAAAACGGTGTACCTTATTGTTTTGATT